ACGGACGAGGTTATCAAAGACGGTCGGTTTGATCTGATAGTCGCGGACGAAGCGAACTACCTGAAGAACGTCAGCACTACGCGGTGGAAGACAGCGGCTAAAGTAATTCGCCCGGATAGCTGGGTGTGGCTCTTGACCGGTACGCCAGCGGCGCAGTCCCCAGAAGATGCGTATGGGCTCGCTAGGATAGTAAACCCCGGCGGGGTGCCTAAGTTTTTAGGGGCGTTCAAAGACACGGTGATGAACAAGATCACGCAGTTTAAGTGGGTGCCGAAGCCCAACGCTACTGAAACTGTACACCGCGTGCTGCAGCCCGCCATACGATTCACCAAGGACGAATGCTTGGACTTGCCCGAGATGACGTATGTGACTCGTGAGGTTCCGTTGTCGAAGCAGCAGGAAAAGTATTACCAGCAGATGCGCACCGAGATGTTGATGATGGCTGCAGGGGAGGAGATCAGCGCAGTAAACGCAGCGGCGAAACTAACTAAGCTACTGCAGATCAGCGCTGGATCAGCTTATGCAGATAACAAAGAAGTTGTAGATTTTGATTGCAGGAGCCGCATGAATGCACTCAAAGAAGTTATTGACGAGTCCAGTCACAAAGTCCTAGTATTTGCCCCGTACCGGCACAGCATTTTTGCTGTGACACAAGAACTTAAAAAGTCAGGGTATACCGTAGCAGTGATTGACGGCAGTGTACCGCCGGGGAAGCGGACGGAAACATTCAATAGGTTTCAAACCACGCCGGAGCCGCGCATTCTGGTGATTCAACCGCAGGCGGCTTCGCATGGTGTAACACTTCACGCTGCAAACACAATCGTATGGTGGTCGCCGGTAATGAGTATCGAAACCTATTTGCAGGCGAACGCTAGGGTGCACCGAGCAGGACAGAAAAACAAAACTACGGTGGTGCATCTGCAGGGTAGTTCAGTAGAGCGCAAGGTGTATAGGATGCTGCAAGACAAAGTTAATATCCACGAGGATTTAGTCGGACTGTATAAAGAGGAGACGCGAAATGAATAACGACATAGGAGCAGATAAACTCGTCAAGGTATTTGTAAAGATTCGTGATGCACGCGAAGCCTTGGCTCGTACGTATGAAGAGGAGGACGGTAGCCTCAAAGAGCAGCTGGAAACTATCAAAGCAGAGCTGATGGACAAGTGCAAATCCATCGGTGCCGATAGCCTCAAGACTCAATTCGGCACTGCAACCCGCACAGTCAAAACGCGGTATTGGTCGGCTGATTGGCAATCGATGCACGCATTTTGTAAAGAGCACGACACACTTGACTTGATGGAACGCCGCATCAGTCAAGGCAACATGAAGACCTTTCTGAAAGATAACCCTGATCTTAAAATCCCGGGACTCAATTCAGACAGTTTTTACGATGTAACCGTACGGCGTAATAACCCAACCAAGGAGAAGTGATTATGGCAAGCGAAATGACTCTGTTTCAAAACGGCAGCAAACTTCCGGGATACCTCAAGAACCGGGAGATGGATTCGGTAACCAAGAGCTTGATGGGTGGTGGCGCTACCACGAAGCGCATCTCGATCAAGGGCGGCGTGTGGCGGTTGCTGTCCGGCGGCAAAGAGATCGCGGTCAACGAAGATCGGGCAATAAATTTCGTGATTGTGAACGCCGCCGCTAAAGTCGGGCGCACCTACTACGCAGGCACGTTTGATCAGGACGCAGAAAAAGCCGCTGCCCCGGTCTGCTGGTCAGCCAATGGTGATGCTCCCGATGCTGCTGTTGCAAAACCTCAAGCCAAGACCTGCGCCTCCTGCCCGCAGAACATCAAAGGCTCTGGTCAGGGTGAGTCTCGGGCGTGCCGCTACAGCCAACGTATAGCTGTGGCGCTGGAGAATGACCTCAATGGTGACGTGTTCCAACTGTCCCTGCCCGCTGCGTCGATCTTTGGTAACGGCGAAAACGGCAAGCTGCCGCTGCAGGCATACACCAAGTTTCTTGCTGGTTTTAATGTCCCGATCACAGCAGTGGTGACCGAGGCACGGTTCGATACGACCGCAGCAACTCCGAAGCTGACGTTCAAAGCAGCCCGTCCGCTGACCGAGGAGGAATTCGAGACCTGCCAGCAATCTGGACAGAGCCCTGCAGCCAAGCAAGCCGTGACGTTTACGGTGTCGCAGCAGGATGGGGTGAAGCAGATCGCCAAGCGCGACGAAGAGTTCCGCAACAACGACAGCAAGCCGGAGGAGGAAGCCCCGCCGAAGCAAGCCAAGGCCAAAGCGGAAGCCGTAGCTGAAGACGAGGTAGCGCCGACCAAGCGGGAGACCAAGGCCGCAGCACCGGAGGGCAAGAAGGACGCCAAGGCGCTGTTAGCTGAGTGGGACGACTGACCCGTTAGTTGTGTCGGGGGCAGGTACGCCTGCCCCCTTTTTATCTTGGACAGGCTACCCAGGCAAACAAGAACCGAGTTTTTACGGGCGATACTGCCCGACGAGGGGGTCTACGTTGCGGTTGCAATCGACGGGAAGCGGGTATCTCAGACGTTTCACGACACGGTCACCGAGCTAGACGAGCGGCTGCAGTCTCTGATTGAGGAAGGACAGAATACGTTTTACGCGCTGGCATCGTTCAATACCGCCAGCACTCGCACTACAGATAACATGCAGCTGATCAAGTCCCTGTTTGTGGATTTGGACTGCGGAGACGATACCGAAGGCAAGAAGTACGCAACACAAGCTGACGCCATTGCTGCACTGCGGGAGTTTGTTAAGGACATGCGCTTACCCACGCCGTGGGTGATTAACTCTGGCCGTGGTACCCACGCCTACTGGCCCTTTACCGAGGCTGTAAACCGGCTGCAGTGGAAACCAGTGGCCGAGAAACTGAAGCAGCTGTGCGCTATTAAGGGGTTCAGGGCTGACCCGGCTGTGACATCTGACGCCGTGCGGGTGCTGCGGGTGCCGGGTTCCCACAACGTCAAGGACAAAGACAACCCCCTGCCGGTGGAGATCATGAAGGTGGGGGTAGCCACTCCGTTTGATGATTTACGCAAGCTGCTGGGGGTGTCGGAGTTTGAGGCGTCCGCTGTCAAGCGCCCCATGGACGAGGTGACCAAGAACCTGCTGGCTAACCGCCCATCGTATTTTAAAGACATCCTGAAGCGGAGCGTCGCTGGGGAGGGGTGCAACCAGATCATGCACGCCATGGGTAACCAAAGCACCATCCCGGAACCCCTGTGGCGGGCCGTCCTATCTGTAGCCCAGCACTGCGCCGATCGTGACAAGGCGATTCACGTTGCGTCAAGACAGCACCCGGACTATGACCCTGACGAAACCGAGCGCAAAGCACAGGCGACCAAGGGGCCCTACACCTGCGCGTCGTTCCAGAAGATTGACCCGGTGTTATGTGAGGGGTGCCCACACGCAGGGAAGATCAGCTCCCCGATTACGCTGGGGATGGGGCGGGTGCTGGAAGCCACGCAGGAGGATCGTACGGTTGAGGTGGTGCTGCCGGATTCCGATGAGCCGGTGGTGTATGAGATACCCGAGTATCCGTTCCCGTTTTTCCGTGGCAAGAACGGCGGGGTGTATATCCGGGAGCGGGTCGAAGACAAGAAGACGAAGGAGGTTCACGAAGAGGACACACTGATCTACCCGCACGATTTTTATTTGGTAGCTCAGGTTTCTGATCCTCACGACGGGGCGACGGGCCTGTTCCGAGTGCATTTTCCGCAGGATGGCGTTAAAGAGTTTTGCATGCCTCTGGCGGATATGCTGGCAAAAGATAGATTTCGGGACGCCGTAGCACAAACGGGCATGTGCCCGCAGGGACAACAACTGGACAAACTTATGGCGTATTCAAATTACTGGGTAAATGCGTATCAGAAAACAAGTCAGTCGAAGCTAGGCCGTGTGCAGTTTGGCTGGGCGGACAACAATCAGGCGTTCATTGTGGGGGACCGGGAGATTCGGGCGGATGAGATACGTTACAGCCCTCCTACGATCACCACTGTCGGCATCGCCCCCATGTATCAGAAGGCAGGCACCTTAGAGGGCTGGCAGAAGATCGCCAACTTTTATAACCAACCCGGCATGGAGCTGCAGCTGTTGACCCTGCTGGCGGGCTTCGCCTCACCCCTGATGCCGTTTGCCAAGGTGCAGGGCGGCATTATCAGCTTGCATTCGGACGGGGGTGGCACCGGCAAGACCACGATGCTCTGGATGGTCAACAGCATATTCGGGCACCCCAAAGACACCTGCCTGATCTTGCGGGATACGGTCAACGCACGGCTGAACCGGGTGGGTGTTCTGAACAACATAGCCCCTACGACGGACGAGATCACCAACGAACTACCAGAGAACTTGTCAGCGTTTATCTATGACTCCCTGCACGGTAGGGCCAAGAACCGGATGAAGTCGTCCGCCAACGTGGAGCGTGTCAATAAATCGACATGGAACTCGATCAGCATAGTCACGGGCAACTCCACCGTCAGCGACAAGCTGCGGCTGATTAAGGGTGAGCCTGACGGGGAGCTGCGGCGTATTCTGGAGTTTTATGTGGCTCTCCCCAGAGACATCAGCAAGGCCGAATCTGACGAGCTGTTCCTGCCACTGACCGATAACTACGGTATAGCTGGCGAGCTATATATCCAGCACCTGCTCCCCAAGACCCACACGATCTTTGACACTTTCCGCAAGGTGCAGCTGAAGTTGGATGCGGAGGCGGGGTTGCAGCAGCGAGAGCAGTATCAGTCGGCCACTTGCGCAGCCATACTCACGGCGGGTATTTATGTCATGGAGTGCGGGCTTATAAACATGACCCCTGCGGACATGAAACGGCTATACCAATGGGTGGTTCAATATCTGGTCGATCTCAAAGCCAAGACCGCCGTTGAGACGGTGCCGTTGGATGAGGTTTTGGGCATGTTCCTGTCGCAGCACATCAATGACATGCTGGTGGTTAAGGACGCCCCTGCACTGGGCACGATGTTTGAAGCCCCGGTTCGGGAGCCTAAGGGTAAGCTGCTGATCCGCTACGAGCCCGATACCCGATGCCTGTATATAAACGCAGCCAAGTTCCGCGAGTTCTGTGCCCGCAGGCAGGCATCCTACGACTCAGTGCTGGCGTACCTCAAGCGCGACGGAAAATCCCCGTCTATTGTGCGCAAACGAATGGGTAAAGGCACCAGCATATCTGCGAATGAACGCGTCATCAGGCTGGTTAATATGAATGAGGACTTCATCGAAAATGCAGACAAGGTTGCAAGTGCTTGGACTGACAATAGTGATTGATTGGGACCGCATCCGGAAGGGGGAGTCGTTCTTCGTGCCCGTACCGCTGGGCATCAGTTATCGGCTCAAGAAACAGCTTTTGGAGGTAGCCGCCGGTATTGACCGCACCTTACGGATTGAGGAGGTGGTCGAGAAGGGCCTGACGGGGATCAGAGTGTGGCAAACCAAATAGACCCATGCTATGATTAACCCGACGCTAGACTCCTCCTTAGTCGTCGCTTCTCCTCCCCTTTACCCCCGGCGCAATG